ACAGACGGCAGACTTTCAATCATTGATATCTATCGTCTTGATATTCATTCATTGTCAGTTGATGGTGAATCAATCATCAGAATCGTTGAAGGATATGACAATGCGTGGGGCTTCGCTCTGCAGCCGATTGATGCATCTCTGCTTGATGATCAATACAATGATACTCGCCCGAACGGTAATATTGTCCGCATGGGGATTGAATATGATGAATGGTTGCGTCCGGTTCGTTATTATTTTAAACCATCGCAGGATGACAATGAATACAGATATCATTCTAAGCATGAAGTTATTTCAGCAGAAAATATAATTCATTCTTTCTCGCCGGACCGTGCGAATCAGGGACGCGGGTATCCGCCGATCGCATCAGCAATAATGAAACTACACAATCTTAACGGTTACGCAGAAGCGGAAGTTGTCGCTGCACGAATGGGCGCGTCAAAGACAATGATCTATGAACGTCAACAGGGTTATGACGGCGAATTTCAGGGGCAGAAAAACGAAGAAGGCGAATTCATTGAAGAGCTTGAGCCTGGTATGGTCGGAATTTCTCCTGAAGGATATACTGCAAAGCTTCTCGACCCTACACACCCGAACGGTAATTTCGGACAGTTCAATAAAGAAATGCTCAAAGGCATCGCTTCCGGTCTTGGTATCAGCTATCCGACACTCGGAAGTGATCTTGAAAATGTAAACTATACATCAAGCCGCACAGGTCTTCTTGAAGAACGAGATTTCTACAAAGTTATTCAGCAGAATAGAATTGAGAATTTAGCCGAAAAGATTTTCGAGCGTTGGCTCAAAATGGCTCTTCTTACCGGAGCGGTAAAGCTTCCTTTCATTAAATTTGATAAATTTAATGCACCGCAGTTTTTTGGTCGGCGTTGGCAGTGGGTCGATCCGCTCAAAGATGTCGAAGCAAACAAGCAGGCTCTCGCGTGTGGTTTCACAACCCTTTCTGACATTCTCGCAGAATCGGGTCGAGACTTACTCGAAACTCTGGAAACGCTCAAGCGCGAAAAAGATTTAATTAAAGAATACGGATTGACTCTCGAACCTTTGCCGACATCACCTCTCGTTTTCGATAATCCGAAAAAAACAAACAGCAAAACCGAAGGAGGCGAAGATGCCTGATAAAATGAAAAGCGGAATGATGTATCGCAGTATTGCAGTTGAAGACGTTAACATCGACAAAGAAAAGCGGACAATTGAATTGTCTTTCAGCTCTGAAGCCGAGTGTCCTGCATGGTACGGAACAGAGATTCTTGATCATTCAGAAGGAGCGGTCCGGCTTAGCCGGATAAATTCGAAAGCTCCTTTCCTCGATATGCACGACCTCAAGAGACAGATTGGAGTAATAGAGAAAGCATGGATTGATCCTGCGACGCGCAAAGGGCGCGCGGTAGTGAGAGTTGGAAGCTCTGCACTCGCAGAAGAAATCTATAAAGATATGTGTGATGGAATCAGGGTCAATGTGTCGGTTGGTTACCGGGTACATAAACTCGTACTTGAAGAAGAAAACGAAGGAAACGAAAAGTATCGGGCTGTCGATTGGGAGCCTTACGAGATATCGAGCGTTTCCGCTCCGGCAGACATTACTGTCGGGATAGGCCGCTCCGAACACGGAGCAGAAAACGAAATAATAATTGAAAACAGGGGGGCAAAAATGCCGGACACAAATCCACAGAATCAGAAAGAGCCTGCAGTAGTAGTCAACGAAAACGAAATCAGAATGCAGGCACAGAAGGCTGAGAGAACGAGAGTCAGCGAAATTAACGCTATGGCTCAGCAGTACGGACTTTCCGATGAAGCAAGAAGCTTTATCGATGATGGAAAATCCGTTGATGAATTCCGAAAGATTGCGATTGAGAAAATCTCAGCGAGAAATGCTAAACCTATGCAGTCGCAGAAGCCTGCATCCGATCTCGGTCTTTCGGACAACGAGAAAAGAGAATACTCATTCATGAGAGCGCTCAACGCTCTTGCAAGCAAGGATTGGAAGGGTGCAGAATTCGAACGCGAATGCTCAGAAGCAATCGAGAAGAGACTCGGACGATCTGCGATGGGTGTTTTCGTTCCTCTCGATGTTCAGGGTCAGCGCGACTTTGACGGTTCAACAGCAGGGAAAGGCGGAACTTTGATCGGGACTGATCTCAAATCAGAATCTTTCATCGAACTTCTACGCAACAGACTCGCAGTTAAGCAGGCGGGAGCGACAGTTCTTTCCGGTCTTGTCGGAAATGTCGATATTCCGAAAGCAACTGCAGGCCTCAATACATATTGGGTTCCTCGTAATGGAGCACTTTCAACAGAAAGTGAAGCTGTAACTGGCAAGGTGTCTTTAACTCCGAAAACTATTGGAGCTTTTACTGATATCGGGCGCGGGCTTTTGAAGCAGTCATCTATGGGTGTTGAGGCTTATGTTCGCAAGCTCATAGCTGAAGACATCGCTCTAGGTATCGATAAAGCTGCGCTTGCAGGCGCAACAGGCGGAGCCAATCCGGTCGGTGTGCTTTATACAGCAGGAGTTTCCGCTGTTAGTCTTGGAACTAATGGCGGCGATCCTACTCATGCAAAAATTGTTGAGCTTGAAAGCAAGATCGCTGCTGCAAATGCAGACATCGGCAATCTTGTTTATATAACAAACGCTGCAGGCCGTGGAAAACTCAAAACAACCAAGATCGATGCCGGAAGCGGACTGATGCTTTGGCAGAATGGTATGAACGGCGAAGGAATGCTCAACGGATATAGAGCAATTGCTTCGAATCAGGTTCCGGGGAATCTCACAAAGGGAACTCACACTGCGACTGACCTTTCTGCGATCATTTTCGGAAACTGGTCTGATCTCATTATCGGTGAGTGGGGAATTCTCGACCTTAATGTTGATTCTTCTGTCAACTCGCTCTCGGGCGGAATCAGAGTTATTGCACTGCAGGATGTCGATATCGCTCTTCGCAGAGCTGAATCATTCTCAGTAATCAAGGACATGATAACGGTATAACCAACGGCGGGCGTAAAGCCCGCCATAAGGAGCAGATATGGAAGTTAAAATTTTAAAAACAATAAACGGATTCAAAAACGACATTTTGTCGGCAGGGAAAACAGTCGAGCTGACAGAAGCTCAGGCGAAGCCATTGATTCTTTCCGGTCTTGCAGAAGAAGTTAAGGCGAAAACTGCAAACACTTCGCAGAACGATGGTTCTGACATTCAGCTTAAACGTGAGAAGCTCGATAAAAATGGAAATCCGATCAAAGAAAAAGGTCAGATCGTTTACGAGTTTCTGAAACTTGATGCTGACGGAAATCCGGTTCTTGATGCTGACGGAAATCCCGTTTACGGAGAAGAAGAATAATGTACGGCGCTGATGATCTCAAATGGATGTTTCAGGATTTCGGCGAAAAAGACGCTCGGTATATCTCAAAAAGCGGAGACTCGATTCCGATCGATTTGCTTTTTGACCGCAAATGGGGAGAAGAGCAGGCCGGCAGAAAGATTGATTCTTCCGAGATTGTCGCAACGTGCATCAGTTCTCAAATCGATTCGGCAGTCAAAGGCGAAAAGATTTTCGTTCGCGGTAAATATTATTTCATAGAAAGAAAACCTCAGCCTGACGGCACAGGTCTTTCTCTCGTTTTTCTTTCGGAGGACGAACCGGAATGATAAGACAGGACATCATAACAGCTTTTAAAGATTCATTCAAAAAGATTGCAACGGCAAACGGTTATTCAACCGATGCCGGAAATAAAATATCCGAATGGAGATCATTGAATGTCGCAGAAGATGAGCCTGATTTTATCAATATCGAAGATCCCAACTGCACAAAGGTAAAGCCTGCGGAATGGAATGATAACACAGATGAAGAAATCGAATACAAGAAACTCACTCTGAATATTTCATCCGTAACTAACGGCAAAGAATGCAATGAACAGATCCGAAAAATAAGATCGGATATTCTCCGGGCAATTGGAGAAACAAAGTCTGCGCTGATTGACAAGATTGAATACGAAGATGATTTCACCGAATTCAATTTTGAACGCAAGCGTCAGGCCGGAACAATCATAACAATTTATGTTTATTACTACTGTCCGAAATGGACGGAATAAGGAGGAACGATGGCTGAATTCCAGACTACCGTCAGCAATCCTGCAGATATACTGCGAGGCGGCGGTAAAGTAGAGATAGGTGCATACGGAACAGAAGGTGAAGATTCATGGCATGATGCAGGAGCTCTTTCCGGACTTGAATTTGATGAGACTATGGAAGTCTCTAAGGAAGAAAACGATAATGCAGATGCAGATGAAGTTGTATCTAAGCAGGAAGCTTCGATTAAAGCGAATCTGCATGAAGCTCTCAAGTCTCTTACATGGGACAAGCTTCGCGGAGATTTCGATAAGAAGACAGTTACTCCCGGAACAGCGGTGACAGGAGCGATTCAGACGTTTGCTGCAAATACAACCGAAGCAGACAAGATTTATTATATTGCGAATGAAAACGCAGATGAAACAGAGCAGACAATCACTGATTTCGAATGCGGAACATCTGATCTTGTTGAAGGTACTGATTACATCCGTTTCACAGACGCGAAAGGCTATCACGGAGTAATTTTTCAGGCGGGCGAAAACTATGATCCGACTAAGGAAATCAGGCTCACTTATAATTACACTCCTGCAGCATCTGTTCTCGTTCAGTCCGGTTCGCGGTCTATTCTTCCATGGTTCAAAGTCAGAATCACAACTAAAAACAGCGGAGCAAGACACCGAATCACTTTTTACAAATGTAAAATAAAAGCCGGAAAGAAGTACTCTTATCCGAAAGATGACGATGCCGACCGTAGAATCAAGATGCCGATCGAAATCATCGCAAAACAGGATCCTGATTATCATCTCGATCCAGTTACAGGCAACGGCTTCATTTACGGCATTGAACAGAGGTCTGCATGAGCGACGAACTAAGCAAAGTAACCGACCTTGACGAGCTTCTTCCAGAAGACGGAGAGATTCGATTCAAGGACAAAGATGGCGCGGTGCATTCATTTAAGGTTTTCGTTCCCTTTGCTGTCGGAATGTATATTTGCGAACACTCTGAAGAAATCGCTGAACTTTTTCGAAATAGAAAAATCAGCAAAGAGACTGCAATGCTCGTTTTGAAAATTGCAACCATGATTTTCAACGAACAGAATAAGCAGATAAATGAAGAGTGGATGAAGCGGAACGTTTCATTGCCTCGCTTGATGGTCATCATAATTAAGATGATCACGCCGGTAATGGATTATATGAAGAACATGAATTTGCTGTCGGAAATAACCGGAATGGTGACGCCGCAAAAGAAACCCTGAGCAGTAAGCATACTTGGTCGCGTATGATTGCGGTGATTATGAACGCCTTTCCTGGAATCGGATACCGGCAGTTATTGTGGGAAATCTCGTTTCAGGAAGGCATCATTCTCGCAAACCGTGCGATTGAAATTAAGACCGGAGAGTTTAAAGACGATAAACCAAAACTCTCCGCAGAAGCAGAGAAAGCTCCGGATCCTGACGATTACATATTTTAGAGGAGGTGAAGCATGGCGACGATGACCGAAGTTAACATAAAACTATCTGCAATGATTGATGATTTCAACAAGTCATTCATCGAAGCATCGCGCAAAGTCACCGGACTCGGAAAAGATGTTGATCAGATGGCATCGAAGCTTTCACGTGCTTCTGATTCTTTCAATAAACTCGGCAAAGATTTTTCTTTATATGTAACCGCGCCGATCATGGCGCTCGGCGGTCTTGCAGCTAAAGCTTTCGGAGAACAGGAACAGGCGGACAATAAACTCAAAGCCGCGTTGCAAGCAAGCGGACAATATTCCGCCGCTCAAATGAAAAATCTGACTGCGTATGCTTCTGAACTTCAGGGTCTCACAACTATAGGTGACGAAGTTGTTGAATCTGCGATGCAGATGGGGCTTTCGATGGGGATTGCTGCAGGCGACATCAAAGAAGCTACAAAGAACGCGATAGGATTAAGTAAGGCCTATGGTCTTGATCTTAATCAGGCAATGAAGCTTGTTGCGAACGCTCAGGAAGGAAATTTCACCGCTCTTGGAAGAACTATCCCGGCAATAAAAAGCGCGGCGACTGAAAGCGAAAAACTTGCGATATATCAGAGGGCAGTTGCTCAGGGATTTTCTCAGGCAACTGCAGAAGCCGAAGGAGACTACGGAAAACTTCTGCAGCTCAAGAATATTCTTGGAGATACTCTTGAAGTCGGCGGGCAGGTTGTATTGCAGTTTTTAGCGCCTGCTGTTGGTGCGTTTAAAGACTTTAATCTATGGTTGCAGAACTCTGATGAAACAACACGTAAATGGGTTGTCGGATTAGCTCTTGCTGTCGCTGCGATTGGACCGTTGTTGATGCTGATATCGAAACTGATTCTCGTTTATCGCGCTTTTGTGATTATTCAGGCTGCAGTTTCTGCCGGTCTTGCTGGTCAGGCTATCGCGGCAAATGCTTCCGGACTCGCTCTTGTGGCTCATCGACTTGCACTTATTGCTAATACTATTGCGATGAAAGCGGATACATTTGCTTATTTGCTTTTTACCGGAGCTGTTAAAGGTGCGATTTTCGCTGTTAAAGGTTTTACTACTGCGCTCAAGAAAAATCCTCTTGGGGTAATAGTGACAGCGCTCCTTTCGGCTGCAGTAGCTTTAGCTGCATGGTTTGATCATCTTCGCCGGGCGAAAAAAGAACAAGAAGAATATAACGAAGTAATGAGGAAGAGTTATGATGAGTTGACACGCTTATCAGATAAACAAAAAGAAGCCGCTCGTGAAGTTTTGACTGCTAAAGAAGAAGCTATTGATGAGGAAATCGAAAAAATTAAAGAGGCAGATCAGGCGGCAAAAGATTATTTGACGTCATGGCAAACAGTTAAAGATGAAATGGGCAGACCCGTGAGAAAGCAAGTAACCTCTGAAGACTATTCTCCCGAGGCATTACAGAGAGAACATAAGTATAATGAATTATTCAAAGAGAGAGAAGCAATTCGGGCGCGTATTCGCGAAATGGATGGTGTAGGTACAGATGCTAAAGAAGTAACAGGCAAAAAGACAAGCAGTAGCTCTGGGATAGATTCTCTTTCAGCTGAAAAAGAAAAATGGCTCAAACTGCTCGCAGAATATAATAAAAACGAAATAGAACTCGAAAATTTGGCATATGCTGAAAAACAGAAAGACCTTGAAGCTGCTCTTCGAAAGGGCGAAGTTACCAAAACAGAAAAACAACAGCTTGAGCAAATGCAGGCGGAACAGCATCACCAGAATCTCAAGAAGATAATGGCGAAGTATATCAAAGACGAAAATGCCGCTCTCGATGAACAGTTTGCAAAAGATATTGATACAGTTCAGAGCGGTCTCGATGCGCAGATGATCTCTCAGGATGAATTTAATAAATACGTAGTTCAGCGCACAAAAGAACTAGCTGACGAGAAAAACAAACGCACTGAACAAATGATCAAAGATGAAATCGATATGTGGACATCCCGCGCTTCTGTTGTCGGTGATCTTCTTTCCGGTTTCGCTGATATCTTCTCCGCATACGTTGATGCAGAATGCGAAAACATTGACCGGAAACTCAATAAACAGCTTGATGCAATCGACAAACAGACTGCCGCGCAAAAGGCAGCGCTTGACAAAGAAATTATTGATTCGAAAACCAAAAATAAAAAACAGGAAGAAATAGATAAAAAGGCGCAGGCTGATAAAGAAAAATTAGAAGCCGCAGCCGAAAAAAAGAAACGCAAACTTCAGCGAGAAGCAGCAGAGATTCAAAAGAAAGTGAACCTATTTGAAACCGCAATAAATATCCCGACTGCGGCATATAATGCTTTCTTCGCTATGAGTAAAATTCCTGTAGTTGGTCCTGCTCTTGGAGCTGCAGCTGCAGCTGCAGCAACTGCTCTCGGTCTTGCGAAATTGAAGATGATAAATGACGCTCCATTGCCCGAATATGCAGAGGGCGGTGTCGCAGATCGTCCTTCTATATTCGGAGAAAAAGGAAAAGAGCTTGCAGTTCCGCTCACTTCAACTCAGGGTATTGCCGCAATTGATTTGTTCGTTGATCGACTTCTCAATGCGCTTTCTCTTAAGTTGCAAAAATCAGGAAGCGCAATAAGCAATAACTCTTCATCTTCAGGGAACTCTTCCGGCTTTGTGGATCTATCGGGATATACGATCAAAGGAGATGTCTTTTTTAGTGACGAGAAATTCGGCACATGGCTCGGAACATTCATGCGGCGCGGAAGCGAAAATGGCAATCTCAGATTTCATCAGCGGGGTATTTACGCATGAGGTGGCTGCATGATAACATCATAACACGTACAGGAACAATAATCTCTGTATCATCGGAAAGCATATATCAGCCGCTTGTAAATCTTCAGGATCCACGACTGACAAGAGTTTTCCGTACAAATGCAGTTTCTAATCAGTGGATTGTTATATCCGGAGGATATTTTAAAGCAAGTTATGTTTCGATTCTGAATCATAATATTACTTCATCAGCAATAATAAAAGTTCAGGGAAACAATTCAAATACATGGGAGATGCCGGAATTCTCTCTTGAGATTCCGTGGGATGAATATCATCTGATTTTGAATTTTACGGAAAAAACTTTTGCTTTTTGGAGAATACATATTTCAGATCCCGAAAATATTTCTGATTATATTGAAATTGCAAACGTATATCTCGGAACTTATTATCAGATGCCGGGAATGAAGCCCGAACAGACGATTGAGAATGAAACGACATCATCAGTCAGCTTCACTCAGTCCGGTCAGTGCGATGGCTATGACGGTTTTGAATTCAGAAATCCGTCAATCAATCATCCGCGATTAACCAATGCACAGCGTTTGGATATAATCAGAATCTTTCAAACAATTAAAAACAATCATCCGATTATATTTCTCATCTGGTCGAATCAGCTTGACTTTGAGCGCCCGATTTACGGCGTCATCGATGGCAAACTTCTATCATTTAAAAAATCAGATAATCCGAACGCGCCCTGGTCGCTAACGTATAAAATTCGAGAGGTGTATTGATGTACAGAATAAGCAAATATCACATCGGACAGCAGGACGCAGAGAATCTGATGAAGACAGTTAGCCTTCAGCGCAAGGGTCTAATGCTGGTCACGCTAACCAACTTTGATAACGCCTCCGCTCCGGCAATCGAACGAGGCTCAATCTGTGATGTTGCGAATA